ATAAGTATATCGTAATGTATTAATGTGTTAATGCGTTATAGTGATGCGTCTCTTCTGCGTATGATACTAAAACATTCATTTATCTTAAATTTTATAATTTGCCGTGAGTCCTTAATAGCACTATCCTCGGAAAGCCTTGCTCACCAAGGGTTTCAAGGATTATCTTGACTATTAGTTGGAATCTGTTAAGGTGGAATTGTGGGTTAGTCCCCTCAAAACTAGTTTAGAATGGTTCTAAATTAGAATATTAATCTTATATAAAGGATATATAATGACTAAAAAAGACTACAAAAAAGAAACTGTAAATGGAAACACCATTGTTACAGTTGGTAAAGTTAAGGTGTTTCTTAACAGTATTAATCAAAACAGCTTACTAAAAGCAATGGAATTTAATCAAAATCATTTTGATTTTGTTTCCTTTTACACTACTGGACAGAATAATAAAAACGATATTATTTATGTTTCAGCTGTAAATAAAGGAATGAATTCCCACAATTGGAATAAATTCTTTAAGGTGTTTGGTGTTTCATCTAATCACCCAATTGTTGAAGCGGTAACAGTTATGAGCAATGCCTTGTCTAAAGGTGAAGCGATTCGTAAATTATCTGATGTACCTAACAGCCAGGTTGCTGGTAGCCCAACGGCTAACTTGGATACTTCAGAGATCGTTAACCAAGTTATCAGACAATTGAAAGAGGGTTTAGCTAAATAAATAATTAGCTTGACTTTTTAAAAAGGCTTCCTCTCAGAGATGGGGGGAGGTCTTTTTGCTATGGGGGACGGAAAAAATACACCTTGCAACATCTTGTATATATTGTGTCTACCATAGACAAAATGAGCAGATTTTCAAATATGGCCCCTTACTTGTAAATCTAGGGTACCCATACCCCTACCTAAAACTTTAGACTTTGTAAATACACCAATCATAAACTTGCCTTGCTCTAGGCCGGGTCTTACCATGTAGTGTTTACCACTAGTTTGGCAAAAGAAGTCTACATCAGTGAACCCACCTTGTTTACCCATAGCCTCGAACTCAACAGGGGTGTAGTGCTTATAGTGAAACTCATTGACTGGCGGTAGTTGGTGGGGGCGTACACATTCATTCGGAGACGACACTATAAATATATCGGACTTCTCTCCAGCTAAATCAAAGACACCTTGCGCTAAGTCTGGTGGTATGTGTTCGATAAACTCAAATGATACAACAGCATCATAACTCACCGGTAGTTTTTCAGTATCCAACTTGGTAAAATCTTCGACCATATAATTAATTCTTGGAGCTTTATCGGCATATGACTTTTGATATATAGCATGAGCTTCTGTTGATTTATCAATACAGTCTACTCCACAGTTAAGCATGTTGTGTAGGATGTAAGACCCATAACCAATACCACAACCGATATCTAAAATATCAGCGGGCTTACTAACAAGCTCTTTTATTTTCTTTACGGCAAAGTTGTATCGTTCTAAATGATCAGCCCTAATATTGTTTGGATCCATAATACGTTCGACCATTTAGTATTCCTCGTTTATTTCTTTTATGCTTTTCTTGTTTACTATTATCGGTGTCGTATCTCCAATCCAGGCACCTATGACATTAAAGTCAAGATACTCTTCAGCCTCTTCATGTGTCATGCTATCTCTTGTAACTAATATATTAATCATTTTATCGTAGTCATATACAATCATAGAGTCTGTGTTGTTTCGTTCTCCGACTCCTATTATAGCGTTATCGAATCCATCCCATTTAAGCATCAATCAACTTTCATAATACATCCTTGTTTCCAAGAACGAGCCAGAGGTATGACTTTACGGTTAAAATTTATACACCATTCACTCAAAGCTTTCCATTCTCCCTCTTCCCATTTTGGATAAGGGGATATAGGTGATGGTAACAAATCATCAAATCGTATTAATGTACCACTAACGATCTGACTATTTAATAATTCAAGAACAGTTTTTGTTGATGTGTACAAATCACAATCAATATTCATAAACGATATGTGCCTGTTGTGGTCTTTCTGCCATACAGGTATGGTATCTTCAAACCAACCCTCATGTAATACTACATTTGGTACAACCTTTGGTAATTCACTCACAGCAAAATGACCTTTCTCTATAACTTTGTGCCCCATAAACCACTGCTCTGGTAGTCCTTCAAAGCTATCAAACCCATGAAACGTAACTTTTTTGTTTAGACTTGCTAAATAATTTATAGATTTACCTTCATACACACCAAATTCTACATAGTGACCTTTTGGGTTTTGAATATTTTGCATACAAAATTGATATTCCATGATACGATGATCTAAAAGAACCATCGGCTGGTACAAAAACTCTTCTGGATTCATAAATCGCATTGTAAACAAACACTTGCATATTGTCAAATCCTTGTTTATATTGGTAACACCAGTTGAATCCACTTAGTTTGATCCTAATAAACTAGGTTTAGAAGCTTCACTCGTCTCCTACAGCTTTGGACTTCTGGTATTTGCAAAGAAGGGAGTGATAGTTGTGGGTTATTGTCCTCCCTTCAAAGATTTAAGACTATGACAAAGAAAAAAGTACATATTCTCTACGGTAATATGACAGAAGAAGAGCTAATTAACTTGTATAAAGTTAAAAGAGAGGCGAGAATATATGGAGGAGGAGAAGAATTAAAAGAAATACAAGCTGAATTAGAACGAAGAAGACTAAGAAGGCTACAAAAAACCAACCCAGAGGAGTATGAAAAGAGAATGTTAGAGAAACCAGAAGACAATAACGTAAAAGTTCCTACATTTCGTGGACTAACAGCTATGCAAGAAAAATTCTGCATAGAATTTGCGGGACATGGGGACGAAGTTAAAGCATATTTAGCAGCAGGCTACCAACCAGATAAAAATGATGCACGAACTAGAGCTAAAGCTAGGGTTCTTATGAAAAATGAAAAGATTTTGGAGCGAATCAAAGAGTATCAGGACGAAGCCATAACTAAAGTTACGTGGACGAAGGAAAAAGTTCTAGAAAGACTAGCAAAAGTTTACAACGAAGCCATGCAAGACAGTGATTTTACAAATGCTAACAAATCTATGGAGCATATTGCCAAACATTTAGGCATGTTTGTAGATAAAGTAGAGCAAACTGTAAAGACAACTGGATTTGAGAGTGGTGATAAGAAGAAAGACGTAGAAAGATTGGTTAAGATAGCTGGTCTAAAGGTTGTATCGTCAAACAATGAACCTAAAAAGTAATGAATCCATAAGCGACGAAGATATTGCTAAGCTTCGTTATCTTGCTTTCCAAAATGTCCGTGATAATTTTTCTGGATTCATAGAAGCTTTTGCTCCAAAACTTGTCGCTGACTTTAAAATGGGCAAACACATAGATGTTATTAGTAAAAAACTACAACAAGTTGAAGAGGGTTCTATTAAAAGATTAATGGTGTTTTTACCACCCCGTAGTTCTAAATCATTAATATGTTCTAAACTATTTCCTGCTTGGTATCTAGGTCGCCACCCCAATCACGAGATATTATCTGTATCACACAGCGACCAACTAGCTTCTGACTTTGGTAGAAGTGTAAGAGATGTAGTGAATGACCAAGACTATCAGTCAATATTTGAAGGAGTCAAGTTAAGATCCGATGTTAGGGCTGCCGGTAAGTGGCAAACAAATAAAAACGGTGTGTATGTGGCAGCAGGTGTGCGAACACAGATAGCTGGTCGTGGTGCACACGTAGCTTTACTAGATGACGTAATGTCAGAGGAAGATGCATTCAGTGAAGCAGGTAGAAGATATATTAAAGAATGGTATCCGGCAGGTTTACGAACAAGACTTATGCCGAATGGTTCTATTGTTATTATTAACACACGGTATCACGAAGACGATATCTGTGGTTGGTTATTATCAAGTCAAGGTGATGGAACTGACAAAGCTATGAACTGGGAAGTCATAAGAATACCAGCATGGGTTGACGATAGTAGCAGTAAAATTCTTAATTTACCGGTCGGTGAATCATATTTTCCAGAGTGGAAACCAAAAGAGATATTAGAAAACGATGAAGCAGAGATTCGTAGACACAACGGTTCACGCTACTGGGAATCATTGTATATGCAAAACCCAGTGCCAGACGAGGGTGGTATTCTTAAAAAATCATGGTTTAGAATCTGGGACGAAGAAGAACCACCACAGTGCGATTTTATAATACAAACTATGGATACAGCATTTTCAACAAGAACAACAGCAGACTATAGTGTGATTCAGACTTGGGGTATATTTGTAACAACTGAAACAGATAGTGAGGGAGTTGAACGAGATATCGGTAATTTAATTTTATTAGGCAATGTTCGAGGGCGGTTTGAATATCCAGAGCTACGAAGTAATGCACAGGATGCATTTGATGAACACGATCCAGACATTATAATAATAGAGAAGAAAGCCAGTGGGCAATCGTTAATACAAGATTTACGTCGAGCAGGATTACCAATACTTGAGTATACTCCTGATCGTGATAAAGTAGCGAGAGCCTATGCTGCCTCACCCTTGGTAGAAGCGGGTCGAGTATGGTTGCCAAATAAACTGTGGGCACAAACATTATTTGATGAAGCCGTCAGTTTTCCAAATGCGGCACACGATGACCAAGTGGATGCGATGGTAATGGCGATACACTATATGAAAGATTCTTGGCACTTGCAACATCCCCATGATCCGTATTATAGTGATAATGACAATACTTATAAAAAAAATAAGGCAACCTACTGGAAGGTATCTAATTAATTATGGCAATAGAAAAGAATCCCAATGACATAAGTGCACCAATCGATATAGCCAAGGACAAACTAAATAATCAATCTGAGGCTTTAGGTATTGATGTAAATATAAACGAAGAACAAGAAGAAGACTTAGCTGTTAATGTAGACCCAGCAACAGGTGAAGTTGAAATGGCTTTAAATGAAGACAGTGGTAAAGTGCTGGCTTCTATCAGTGAAGACTTTTATATGAACCTTGCTGACTTAATGGAAGAAGATCAGCTTGAAGAAATATCTAATACAGTTTTAGATAACTATCAATCAGACAAAGAATCAAGAGAAGAGTGGGAACAAACATTCGAAAGAGGCTTCGATTTACTTGGACTGAAACTAGAAGAAACAACAGAACCGTTTGACGGTGCGTGTACAGCAACTCATCCATTGATTATTGAGAATGCAGTTAAGTTTCAATCAAAGGCATCACAAGAATTATTTCCTAGTAAAGGACCAGTCAAAACTCAAATAGTTGGCGCACAGAGTCCAGATAAAGAAAAACAAGCACAACGTGTAAAAGATTTTATGAACTATCAGCTCACCGAAGAGATGCCAGAGTATTTCGATGAGTTTGAGAAAATGTTATTTCATTTACCGTTAATAGGCACAGCTGTTAAAAAAGTCTATTATGATGAAACATTAGGCAGACCAATATCAGAGTTTATTCCAATCGATCAGTTTCACGTATCAAACTTAGTATCTGATCTACGTCGTGCCGATAGATACACTCATGTTATTTATCGTAGTGAAAACGATTTACGAAAAGATATGGATGCTGGTATGTATAGCGAACTTGATCTTGGCGACCCAGAGCAAACTGAGAGAGGTAACATTACATCTAAAGCAGAACAAATTATGGGACTATCAGCGTATGATGAGAACCCATATGATCCAAGCTATCAACTCCTTGAACAACATCTGTATTTAGATTTACCTGAACCTTTCAACAGTCCGACAGGTGTGGCCTATCCATATATTGTTACTGTCGACAAAAGTTCTAAAAAAGTTTTAAGTATTCGTCGTAACTGGAATGATGGTGATGCTCGCTTTGTAAAGAGAGAACATTTTGTTAGCTACAAGTTTGTACCTGGTTTTGGTTTTTATGGTTTAGGTTTAATACATTTCCTTGGTAATCTAACAATGTCAGCAACAGCAGCTATGAGAGCATTGATTGATGCTGGTCAGTTTTCTAATTTACCAGGTGGATTTAAAGCTAGAGGTGTCAGAGTTGTAGGCGATAACTCTCCGATAATGCCGGGGGAGTTTCGGGACGTAGAGTCAACGGGTTTAGATTTGGGCAAATCCATAGTTCCTCTTCCCTATAAAGAACCATCTCAGACTCTTTATCAGATGTTAGGCTTTGTAGCCACTGCCGGTCAGAAATTTGCTGACACGACAGATCAAGTAGTATCTGATGCATCGAACTACGGTCCGGTTGGCACGACATTAGCATTATTAGAAGCATCGGGTAAGTTCTTTTCAGCAATTCACAAACGACTCCACAAGTCTCAAAGAGACGAGTTTAAAATATTAGCTAGAATAAACCATGAGTTTTTACCAACAGCTTATCCTTATGACATTATAGGACAGTCTGCCGAGATATTCAAGCAAGACTTTGACGGACGTGTCGATGTGGTTCCGGTTAGTGATCCTAATATCCCATCGAACTCACACAGACTCGCCCAAGCTCAGCTGATGTTACAGTTAGCCTCACAGTCACCACCCGGAACTTTCAATATGCCAGAGATAAACAAAGCGGTACTAGCCGCAGCTAATGTTGATAATCCCGATAGGTTCATCAATACACCTCAACAGGCTATGCAACAGGATCCACTCGCTGATATCATGTCAGCTACACGTGGACAGCCGATCAAAGCTTTTCCAGGACAAGACCACGATGCTCACATCGCCGTGAAGACCGCTTACTTACAAGACCCGCTAAATGGTGCCAACCCGATTATGAAAATGGTTGAACCAATTATAATGGCTAACGTCAGAGAACACATGGTTCTACGATTCCAAGAACAGATGGGTGGACTCATGAAAGCACAGGAGGGTCAAGTAGACCAAGGCGCTAGTCTAACTATGATAATGGCAGAGTCAGCCAAACAGATTCTAACAGCGAACCAGTTAGCAGCGCAAGGTGGAGTAAACAGCATTGAACAACAAAATCTAGATATACAAAAACAATCGGTTATAAATAGAAAAGAACGTGAGGATAAAGAACTCGCTCTTGAAGAGAAGAAGATCAACATAGATGCTATGGTTGAAGCGGCTAAGATTGAAGAAAGTAAAAAAGAAAAAAACGACAACCTTACAGCCAAAGTGGTAATGGATCTTTTAAAATTAGTTGACAAACAAAAGTTTCAAGAGGGAGGATTTGTCGAACAAGCTAGAGCCATGCAACCATCGTCGGTAGCTCAAGCTTCAGCTGAAGAGTTTAAACAAGCAGCAGACTTAGCTGTTAAACAACCGATTACTCAACCTAAAGGTTTTTTAGAACAAGCTTTTGAAGCTCAACGAATAGATCCTCAACGAGCTGTAAAAGAAAGAATGGCCGCCGAACTAGCTGAGCAACAACGAATGGAAGCTGAAAGAGAAATAGCTAGAGCACCGATCATTCCAGTTGAAAGAGAAGATATCGTTGAAACTGAAGAGGAGGTTGAAAAGATATCTGAAATAGAAAGACAAGAAAGGGAAAAAATTATGAAAAGTGATGATGAAATATTAAACGCAATATTAGAAAAAAATCTACCACGATTAGGTGAGGGATTATTAGAAGATCCACAAGTTAAAGTTCGTTTAAATACATTCGATCAATTTCATCAAGAGATGGAAAGTAACTTTAATCCTAAAGCAAAAAACCCTAAATCAACAGCAGCAGGACTATATCAATTTACAGAAGCCTCATTAGTAACAGCTGTTAATCGATTAGCTAATACGATTGGTGAGGACAACTTACCACAATGGGCAATTGAGGCAAGAGAACATAAAGATGCAAGAAAGCTTAGTGAAAAAGAGCAACAGATACTTTTCTATGCCGATATGTTCCAAAAAAAGGGATCTGATAATTTATTAAAAAAAGTTTTGGCAGAAGGTGACAATGATGCCATGATAGAATACTATGGTAAGTTACATCACACAGATGTTGACAAACCAACACAAAAACGTATAGATAAGATTAGAAAAAAATATGAACTTTAATGAATGACATAACAGACCACGGCATTGTTCTCCCAGACCCTGCCGTTAGTTTTGATGACGAAGGTTACGAGCCTAGTAAAAATGATCATCCAGCGATATATGATTCTTTACTAAGAGCGATACAAAACTTAGATATAAATTTTTTTTCTCTATCAATTAATAATTTATATAGTCAATTAACACCTACACCTATTTT